CCTGCTCTCACAGCAGGACGGGTCCAGCTGTTGTCCCTTCCGGGCCAACTCATTTGGCAGAGGTGTATATGACAACTGATCGCAGTAGAAAACCGAGGGTTTATCAGCAGGGCACATCCGATGTTTCGGGTCTGTCCTATGTTGCCCCCTCGATGACTACTTTTGATTCAGTGGCTATCAATCTTGATTCTTCCCACTCCTTTGGAGCGGGCGTTCGAGATTGGAAGCTAAGGATAAAACAAAAGCAGTCCGCTACAACGTCTTTCGATGCTGTATATAAGGACTTCTCAGTCTATCCTTCTGTCGTCCTAGAGCACAAACGTCACTATTTTCTAAATGGTGATCGGTCTGTATGGTTTAAGATGGTTGGCTTCAAAGCCTGGCCATCCGAGACCGTCATAACCGGCTCTGTGGGCACCGCTACGAATGACGCGTTCCTACGATTCGTCTCACGTGCACGTTCTTCCCAGAGACCCTTATCAGGCCTCTTGGTTTTAGGTGAACTCAAAGAGACGATTGCACTTATAAGGAGCCCTGGTAAAGCACTTTCTGACTCACTGTATCGCTACCTTTCTGGGCTTAAACGCCCGAAACGTCGCCTTACTGCGAAGCAGATGTCCAACTACCTGAGCGGTAAGTGGCTTGAATACCGATTTGGCATTCTCCCCTTACTGAGCGACATCGATTCCGGTATGCTATCATTGTCCCGTATTGCCGTCCAGCCGCCTGATACAATTCCTGTATCGGCCTCTGCCGTCAATGCTTCGTACAATATGGCTTTACCTTTCGATGACGCTATCCTTTACACCGGTGGCGCTGGCACAATTAGACAGAAAGGTGGTTTCACCGATCAGTTTGGTTATGCTCGTGTCAAAATATACGGTGCTATCAAGATCGACTGTGGCCCGCTTGTCCCCTTTGGGCTAAGCGGTAAACAGGCGTTCCTTGATTTTGTGCCTACTGTTTGGGAGCTTATCCCTTACAGTTTCTTGATCGATTACTTCTCCAATATAGGGTCAGTAATCGAGAGCCTTAGTCTCCTCTCATCGAGTGTCGCATGGTGTAATAGAGGCTACAAATTAGACTCTAGAAACTACCGTCACGTCACTTTTACGGGAGCAGATTCTGGCTCGGGAACGTACCATGGCGTTTTCAAACAAGTCACACTTAAGCGCGAAACCTTTTCGGTTAGCACTTATGTCCCATCCATCCAATTTAAGCTACCTGGTTCTTCAACCAGGTGGACTAATATTGCTGCGCTTGGGGTCTTGCATGGAAACAAATCAAAAACCTTCCGTCTCTAAGGAGACTTTTCAATGTCGATTACTATTCCTGCATCTATAACAGGTGGTGCACAGACTGGTTTCACTAGTCCCACCTACACCACGACGGTCGATGTCGCCCCTGACGTTAACGGCAAACAAAATGCTGTTACCGCCTTGGGTGGCACTCAAGCTGGCGTACGAGTTCATACACCTTCAGATCCCTTCACGATTACTTTCGTGAGGCCTAAGGTGTTAAAGGCTCTACCGAACGCTAACCCGGTAACGGGTCGGTATTCGAATGTGCCTATGAACCAGTACGATTGGCTTTTCCGTAAAGGTGTGAATTACGCCGCCAATCAGGCTCCTATGGTTTCGGTCGCACGTCTCAGTGTCGGCATTCCTGCCGGCGCTGATTCGTACGATTCACCAAACGTTCGAGCCCTTTGCTCTGCCATCGTTGGCACCTTTAACGGTACCTCCGCTGGCTGGGGTGATACCCTTGTTACGGGTATCATGTAATATGATGGATAAAACCATCACTTTACGAGAAGCTCTCAAGTACTTGGTTATCTATTTTCTAGGTGACCATGGCCTCGGTTCGCTTCTCTCCCAGGTACTCAGCGCTATTCAATAGCCTTGAGCACGCGTAACGTAATGTGTGGAGGATTTATGGATTTTCAACAACTTCTTGCTAATGCCCCAACGGACATCAGACTCAGGAGACATTCCGTCTCTCTGCCTGATGCACATCTTGAAGCCGCCTTCTACAGATTTTACCACCTTATTAAAGATGGTATCCTGCCTGACGACGAC